GTATAAGAGTTCCTCTGGTCATTGCTTCTTGGGATTTTTTCTTAGACAGGTCAAGAATACGACTAATGTAGTCTTTTTCTTCTTCACCTTCTTGGCGTAGATTTTCCGCAGCAGCTTTAATGGCCTCTGTTTGAAGCCATGTATTTAGTCCATCTTTAGAAAGCTGTCCATTTATGGTGGACACAGATGGAACTAAAGTACCTGGCGCTGCTTTGGCATCACGCAAAGTTACGCTTCTTTCTTTGCCATTTTTGCCGACCATCGTATATCGTGGTGCGCCTGTAATGGCACAGTACCAATGCTGACTCATATTTTTCCCTTTAAACTGCTTAATTAAGTAATTCTAGTATTGCTTTTCTGTCTGCGTCATTTAAACAGCAATCTGCACAAACTCTAATAACATCTTGAAGTACAGCAGCTAAGTCATTGACCTCAAACGCTATTAATTGTCTTTCTTCATCCACTCCGAATGGTTCTGTAGAAATTCTGGCTTTATCGCCAATAACATCTTTGATATGACTTAGCATGGCTATCTCCTAGAACGGTAGGTCTGAGTCTACAATTTCGTCAGCGCCTTTAGGTGCAAATCCTTTGGCTTCTTTTTCTTTGCCAATAGATACGCTAAAAAACTTTCCTTTAGTGCCTTCCTTAACCCATGCAGATAGGTAATGTTCACGGTTATTGACCATGATAGAGCCTGTATAGTCTGGGTGATTTTCAGTTGTTTTGCGGTCATTTTTAAATAGTGAACCACTACCTTCTTTTGGTATGTAAGCCATTAGATTTCCTTTGCTTTTACTACTGGTTGAGATTTATTTACTGCTGTATTACCATCATCATCGGCCTGTACAACCCCAATGACTGCTGCTAAAGACGCTCTTCGCATATAGGTAAGAATTGCCATACATCCGTGAGCATCCACTTTACTTAGAGGCATAGACATTTCTTGATTAATCCATTCGCCAGAAATATGGGTCAGGATTGTTGTTAAAGACATAGACTTGTCTAATTCAGAATATAGTCCAGGGAATTGAGAAACAGCCAAACCATTACTACTAAGAAGGTCACGGCAAGCATCCCAAACAGACTCAAGGTCAGCATAATTAGATTTAAAAAAAGGGTTTTTACTGTCTTTTTTTGCATAGGTTAGTTTCCCTTGTACCGCACTTAGCGATTTAGCTAAATTAGCAATAGATTCACTTTGATTCATAATTTTTCCCCTTTTATACACAACCAACCATCTGAACCTTGCACATAAATTGCACCTTTTGAGCTGCAATATTCTTTATGAGCATCATATTTTCCAGCTATATAACCAATTGAGCCAAAGCCAATTGCAATTAATCCAATAATTATTACCTCTCCGACTGGGTTCATGCTTGCCCCCTAAAAATTGTGCCAAAGTCATTGAACAAATTTGTTAACATTTCGTTTTTGCGTTGCTTTGGCTTGCCACAGGCTTGACGAATACACGCTACTTGGTCATCTGTAAGCAATGCACCAAATTCCATGTCCTCAAGCGCAGACTCTAAAAATTCTTCATGCTCAAGCATTAATTGATGTAATTCATTCATTTAATTTTCCCCTTTAAATGTCATAGCAAAAGTGCTATGTAAGAACTATATCACAAATATTTCTTTTGTGAACAATTATTTTTGTCGTTTGCAAATAAACAACAAGAGAGGTAAACTTTGTGCATGGACAGACAACTTAAACTCACCGATTCCGCAATAATTGACCTTTTAGGTGGTACTGCAAGGGTTGCAAGGATGTGCAAATGCGACTCAGCAGCAGTATCTAATTGGCGTGTTCGTGGAATTCCAGCCGCAAAATATATGTTTTTAGCCGCAAGAATAGAAAAAGAATCACATGGTCTTGTAAGTCGTAAAGACTTGTTTCCTAACAACTTCTGGTTAATTTGGCCTGAGATGTTGGAAAAGTCCAACGCTTTTGGCTTGCAAAACGAATTAGACGAGGAGTAAACTCAATACCCCTTAGATTGGCGGCTCTAACGACATCGTGGCGGTCTAAGGTTGTAGCGTTACCAGAAGGGTAAGAGGCTGAAATAGCGCAATACAGGTGGCGAAGATAGTGCCTGTGCCTCGCAAGACTGTTGGGTGAGCGATTCCTCAATGGAAGAACTTTGAAGGCAACCTAGGTAGGCTAGGTTCGCTTAAACCTCTTGGAAGTGGTTTTTTAACAACTAGGTATAAATACTAATAGACTTTAAAACCTAATCTTTTTAACCTATGGTTGTTGTTTAACTAAAGGGGATTCAAATGAAAGATTTTATAGGTAGTTGTTTATTAGGTGCTTTATTTGCAGCTATGTTTTGTTATGGCATACCTGCTAATGCACAACAGGTTCAAATGACTGACAGTCGTGGTTACAATTTAGGAACTGTACAAATTAACGGCAACACCGCACAGTTTGTAAACCCAATGGGAATTACTACTCAGACTGCTACAATATATCCTAACCAAGTCGTACTCACGACACCAAGTGGTTATACACAAAGCGTTGTTGGTAATACAGGCTATACAGTACCGCCTAGTCCACCAACACCATCATCCCCTAGGGTAATGCAGTAGGAGAAAGGAATGTTTGATGAATTCTGGTCTTTATATCCACGAAAAATTGCTAAAGCAGTTGCTAGAAAAGCCTGGCAACGACTTACCGATGAACAACAACTTATGGCTGCAAAAGCTATTGACACACATTGCCAATACTGGAGCGCAAAAGAAACCGAGTTAGAATTTATACCCCATCCTGCTACTTGGTTAAACCAAGAGCGATGGGAAGATGAATTGGTAATTGAACCAAAGAAAGTAAAAGAATCTAAAGAATGGATGTTTAGTAATGAAGGCATTGATGCTAAAGCTAGGGAGTTGGGGATTATGGGTAATGGCTATGACACCTATGCAAGCCTCAAAGCCAAATGCATGAAGGCTTTAGGCATGAATGCGGCATAAGGTATTTATGTGCTTTAAGACACAAAAAAGGTTTGACTTGGTTTCGTAAATACATCAGCGAACACAAGTTTGATGAACAACTTTTGCGTGATTTTTATACAGCTTATGAAGCTGGTAACAGGGGAGAATGGGGATGCTTGAAAGGTATATTGTTGCAGCAACAGGGCTTGGGTATTTAGTGGTTGGATTAGCTCAATACTTTAAAGGTTCAAACTCTAACGCTTTGATTTGGATTGGTTATGCTGCCGCACAAGTCGGTCTATGGATGAACCTTAAGTGAATTATTTAAGCGTTTGCTCTGGAATAGAAGCGGCCACAGTAGCATGGCATCACATGGGTTGGAAACCAGTAGGCTTTAGTGAGATTGAAAAGTTTCCTAGCCAAGTGCTTGCACACCACTATCCACAAGTTACCAACTTTGGTGATATGACTAAATACAAAGAATGGAAATTAGATGACTCAGTCGGACTTTTGGTTGGAGGAACTCCCTGCCAATCATTTAGCGTTGCTGGATTGCGTAAAGGGCTTGACGACCCAAGAGGCAACCTTGCTCTCACCTATGTTGGAATTCTTGACAAGTTTAGACCCAAGTGGTGTATATGGGAAAATGTGCCAGGTGTCTTATCCTCAAACAGAGGACGGGATTTTGGTGCCTTCCTTGGGGCGTTGGGCGAACTCGGGTATGGGTGGGCATACAGGGTGCTTGATGCTCAAAACTTCGGAGTCGCACAAAGACGCAGACGAGTGTTTGTTGTCGGATGTCTTGGAGGTTGGGAATCTGCCGCAAAAGTATTATTTGAGTCCGAAAGCCTGTCAGGGAATACTAAAAAGGGCAGAAAAAAGGTGCAAAAGCCTGCCGACAATGTTGCAAATAGCGTTGGAGCATTGTGCGCTAGGGATTACAAAGGTTTAAGTTCTGATGATTTAAATGCCGGTAAAGCTATTGTTGAAGTAATTCCAATTCATGCACAAGCTACACAATTTAAAGGTGGTGGCGAAAATAGAAACAATGATGGAAAAGGTAATGGTTTGGGTATTGGTAAAGCAGGTGACCCAATGAATACTTTAACTACAAATAATGTTCATGCAGTTGCTTATGAAAATCATCCATCTGATAGTAGGGTAAAAGAAATGGGTGAAACTTGCCAAACTGTTACCAGCACTTGGGGGTCAGGTGGTGGAAATATACCTTTTGTGCAAAATGTTGCTTGTATTGGTGGACAACATCCAAACGCAGCTATTGGTGAAGAAGTTTGTCCAACACTTACAAATGCTATGGGTGCTGGTGGTGGTCACATACCTATTATTGGTCAAATGGCAGTACGCAGGCTTACGGAAATAGAGTGCGAAAGATTACAGGGTTTCCCAGATAATTACACTAACATCAAAGAAAACTGCCCAAGTGGTGCAAGATACAAAGCATTAGGTAATTCTATGGCTGTGCCAGTAATGCGTTGGATAGGTGAGAGGATTAATAACTA